GTCCGTTCGCACCATCGCAGGGGGCGAGAGGCGGCCCGGCGGGCGGCTTGCGCCAATTGCAATTGGGGGCGGGGGGTGGGGGAGGTTTCGGCGGTCGGGCGGCGCAGACGGACATGCGGGGTGCCACTGACCACTGAAATCCCGCTGAAATCTGACTGAAATCTGACGAAAAGTGGTGACCCTCAAATTGCAATCGTGCTTGATTATGCAACAAAGTGGTGAGTAGCGGATTTCTGGAACAAAGTCCGTTTCCCATAACAGCTCGCGTAAGAAAGTTGGGAAACTCACCACTACTCACCACCTCACCACTCTAGTTGAGCACGCAACTATCGGTACATATCGAGGATGGTACGACCAAATGAGAGCTGGCCGGAAGGGGAGGGCCCGGGAGGGGCCCGGGACTGTATTGAGATGTAGCGAAATAGACCCTTGACGCCTGTAGCAGAGTGTGGCATTCTAGGTGTACCCCCGGAGGACAGACGCGTGGACTGTAGGCCACACCGGAGACACCACCGGGGCACAGCTCGAAAGGAGCATCAGTGAACATCCCCGCACCGACTATCTCGGAAAGCAGCGCGCCCCAGATCGAGGACGGCCTCTTCGTCGCGCGCTTCAACGACATCTTCTACAAGGTCCACGAGGACTGGGCGCAGGCCAAGGACAAGTACGGCAAGGTGGACGACGGCGGCCGGTACCACTTCAACTTCACCATCCTCGATGAGGACCGCGAGCCCGTGATCCCCGAGGATGCCGAGGACCCGGACGAGACGCTGGACCTCGAAATCCTGACGCGCAACCTCTCCTCGCACGAGAAGGCAGGGAGCTACGCGATCCTGAAGGGCATCCTCACCCCGGCCGAGTTCGCGGCATGGCTCACCAGCACGCCCGAGGCTCCGGCCGACCTCTCTGCGGTCGCGAACCGCGAGGTCAACGTGCAGGTCTCCCACAACACCAAGGGGTGGCCCCAGATCGAGTCCACGCTTGGCCCCGCGAAGCCCAAGAAGGCGGCCAAGTGATGGGCGAGGACATCACCGAGCGCTTCGACCCCATCGAGGTCACGGAGAAGGGCGAGCAGGGGATGAGGGCCGTCCGCGAATGCTTCAAGGAGGCGGTGCGCTACCTCCAGATGTTCAGCGCGCCCAACCGAGCCCAGTCCATCGCGTTCACCGAGATGGAGTCGGCATCGCGTGCAGCCATGCGCGCGATTGCCGAGGCCAACAGGAAGTAGCCGATGGCACCGCCGCAGGGCCGCAGGTTCGACGTGAACGGTGCCGCTGGAGTCGCCGGGTGCCACCCGGAGACCATCCGGCGTGCGATCCGGCGGCGCGAGCTGCTGGCCACGCGCGAGCCCACGAAGCGAGGACGTGGATACGTCATCCTCGCGGCCGACCTCTTCTCCTTCATGGAGAAGCGCAGGGTCGGCTAGACTCTCGTCGGCTCCTGAGCGTGTTGCGACCGGGGTAGGCGCCCTCTGTTCCGCGACGCACATGCTCAGGGGACCTTTCCTCACGGGGCCGTCGTTCGATCCGCAGCAGACTCCGGTCTGGCCCGAGCGGCATCGATCCGGGCGACGGCCCTTCGAGGCCATCCACATGTCCCCGGCTCATGCCGGGCTCCGTCTCGGGGCACAGGTCAGGGGTGACATCTGGCCCCGGGACGCATATCCCAAGAAAGGGATTGCAATGCGCAAGCTTCTCGCACTCGTCGCCGCTCTCGTCCTCGCAGTCGGGGTCATGGGCGGCGCTCACATCACAGCCCCGAAGGCCGAGGCGACGGGGAACTGCACGACCGGTTACGTCACCTTCTACAGGGACGCCGGTCTGGCTGGCGGCTCTCGCAAGTTCTGCTACCAGACCAACGACACGAACATCGAGAGCGAAGCGTGTCCGAGCATTCTCTGCATGGGTCCCCTTGCTGATGGGTCCTATCAGGACGACTTCGACAGCGTGGCGTCGGCCTCCGGCATCTCGTCCGTGTACATCTACGACAACCCCAACGACTCCACGGTCGTCAACGCCTGCCTGTACTACGGACCGTCGTACAACACCGTTCTCGGCTGGATCGACAGCGGCGGCTACAACATCTCCATCGCTGGCAACGACGCCATGGGCTCCTTCAAGTTCACAGCCAACGTCTCGCAGCTCGGCTGCTAGACTTCCGATGCCGACGCCCCTTCAGCAGGCAGCGCTGGAATATATCCAAGCGGGGCTGCATATTCTCGCCCTCAACGGGAAGAAACCGAACGGTCGCGTGCACGGGGAGAGCTGGTCGTACGCCGACAGCTTCCACGGTGCCGTCGATCCGGCGGCCAAGGCCGAATACGATGCGCTGCATGCATCGTTCAGCGAGAAGAAGGGGACCACCGGAATTGCAATTCTCATCCCGCCCGGCCTTTACGTCGCCGACGTAGACTCCGATAGGGCGGCGCAGCTCCTCTTGGACCTCGGGTTTGAGGCGGGCGAAGACACCATCGCAACGCAGACCAAGAACGGCTTGCACATCTGGTTCTGGCATCCCGAGGCTGGCCAGAACCGCTGGGCCGGGGACGGGCAGGAGCCCAACCCCGGCCGCACCCTCCTCTTCAAGGGGCTCGGCGGATACGTCGTCGCGCCTCCTTCCCTCCACTTCGCCGATGACGGGACGGTCGATGGAACCTATACGTGGGTCCAGCCGCTCGTCATCGGCGGTATGCTTCAGATGCCCGACGTCCTCCCCTCCGGTGTTGCCGCGAGGTTCAAGGCAGAAGATCAGTTCAACGCAACCAAGCCCGACAAGGAGCCGATGACCTCCTTCACCGTGACGCCATCCGATGGCGTTCCGTGGTGGCAGTGGGAGAGGGTCTGGGATTTCCAGACGACAGGACTGGAGCGCGCAATCGAGACCGCAGGCGAGGGCAACCAGAACAACATCATCCACTGGGCGGCTATGACCTGTCGCGAAGAGGGTGTACCCTTGGAAGTCGCGATGGAACGCCTGATGGCCGCCGCTGAGCGCGGCAATCATCCTCGCAACCGCGCCCGTGACACGATCCGTGGAGCGTATAAGCGAATGCCGCATGTCTAAGGCCGAGGATCAATTCGACGCCCTCCGTCAGGTCGTCCACCTGACGTCGAGAGACGACTACTTCGCGACGATGCTGGCCCAGCCCTTTCCGCTGGGCCTCGGGGACCGGGTCAGGTTCGACCATTCGACCGGCATCTGGCACGTCTGGAATGATGTCCGATGGGCGCCCGACCGGGTCACGGAGGTCTTCGATCTGATCCGTGACCGCCTCGTCAACTGCTGGCTGCCGAGCAAGGCGATCAACCCGACCAGCGACTCGATGAAGGTGTACGCCACGCTGCTCGATGCGGGGAAGAAGACCTCCGTCCTGAAGATGCTCGCGTCCATGCCCCCAATTGCAATGACCGGCTCCGAGTGGGACCTCGACCCCGATCTGGTCGGCTTCAAGAACGGCGTGCTCGACCTGCGGACACTCAACTTCGATGGCAGCCCCGACCCGAAGCTGCTCATCAGCCGCTCAACGGGCGTTGACTGGGACCCGAATGCCGACGTCAAGCCGTTCTTCAACTTCGTGGACGGCATTATGTCCAACGACCCAGCCATGACGGAGTACCTGCTGCGCACTCTTGGGTACTCGATGCTTGGGACGAACCGCGAGCAGAAGTTCTGGATGTGGGTTGGTTCTGGCCAGAACGGCAAGGGTGTCCTTGCCCGTACCGTGGCCAAGGCCCTCGGAGATTACGCGTCCACTCCACCGGACACGCTGTACATGAAGACCAAGTACGGGGCGGCCAGCAGCGACAAGCCACGGCCTGAGCTATTGAAATTGGAGGGCTGCCGCTTCACCTACATGTCGGAGCCGCAGGGAGGGCAGTTCAACGAGGAGCTGCTGAAGGCGCACTCCGGCAACGACTACATCGAGGCCCGGACGCTCCACTCCAAGGTGTTCAAGACCTTCCAGCCGACCCACAAGATCATCTTTCTCACCAATAACCCACCACGGACGGAAGATGTTGGCCCGTCGATGCAGCGCAGGGCGCGTATCGTATGGTTCATGGAGGACTATCGGGACCCGTCACGCGATGACAAGGGCATCGAGGATCGGCTGAAGGAGGAGAAGAACCTGCAAGGTGCGCTCCTTCTCCTCGCCGGGGCTGCGCATGACTACCTGAGCATCGGGTTGCCCGAGCCCCAGAAGGTCGTGGACTGGTCGCGTGCCTACATTGAGGACAACGATCCCATCGCGGCCTTCATCAGCGAGACCTGCGTGCAGGATCAGCACGCGCAGGAGCAGGCGGGGCTCATGTGGAAGTCGTTTGAGGCGTGGTGTGAGCGGACGGGCGTGGACAAGTGGACAAAGACGGGCTTCGGCATCGCGTTGGGGCGCAAACACGAGAAGAAGATCAGAAATACGGGCACTTTCTACCTCGGCGTCAGGCTGAAGAACATCACGGACGTCAAGGAGGGCGAAGATGACGGCTAGGCGGTGCATCCACGACCGGACAGAGCGCCAGCAGTGCTCTCAGTGCAACATTGTGCAACAAAAGCCAACTTCCTGCCCCCATTGCGGTGTTCGGCACCGAACTTTGACCCCGGACCAGTGCTGGGACCGCAAGATGAGCGAGAAGAAGCTCCAAGAGCGTGTCGTTGATCGTGCCAAGCGACGTGGATGGGACGTAAAGCACGTCGGGAAGGGCATTGCGGCCTTTGACAGCCTCGGGAACCCGATCTACGTGTCCACTGCGAAATCGTTCCCCGATCTGTTCATGCTGCATGAAGTCCGGCAAACGGTTCTGGCCATTGAGCTGAAGCGCGAAGAGGGCGAGTTCGAGCGCGGGCAGCTTGAATACCTCCAGCTCCTGAACACTTGCGGCATTCCAGCCGTGGTCATCCGACCGTCTGACTTGCGGAGGGGGATCGTCAATGCGATCCTTGATGGTCGATGACCCCGAAGACCTACCCCCGCTGTACCGTATGCCTCAATGCTGACAAGAGGCGCCTGATTGAGGCCGGATGGAACGCCGGAATGGGCGCTGAGACCATGTCCCGCGCTATTGGTGGTTCCCCGGCCAGCGCTGCGATCATGCGTCACATCAAGGAGCACGCCGACGGTGACGGCAACACGCGTCAGCTCGAAGTTGAACCCGAGCTTCCGGTGCGTGAGCGCGTGCTGAACCTCCAGCGATTGCAATTGGACGAGATTGAGCGTCGCATTGCGCTGGCACGGACCCGGGCAGATGACATGAACCGGGAGCGCGAGAAGCTGACGGACTCCGAGGGCAATCCGTTCCCGCCCATCGACTGGTCGGAGTTCACCGACATCCTCGGCAAGGACATGCAGGCGGCCATCGGCTCGATCCTGAAGACGCAGGGGCTCAGCGACAAGCGGGAGAAGGCGCAGGGCGACCTGAAGCTGGGCCTGTTTGAGGCCATGACCAACGCGGGGCTTGCCCCGAAGGCACTCGTCGGTGGGATCAAGCTCCCAGCCCTTCGATCAGGCGATGAGATTGAAGGGGAAGTGACAGAAGTGTCTGATGATTGATTGGGTCCGGGAGTTCGAGCTGTGCCGCTGGGACCCGATCCGCTTCGCGCGTGTGTTCCTTGGCATTCGGCTCCACAAAGGCCAGCGCAGGATGATGGATGCCTATGTCAAGCGCACGGACTCCCGCTGGCGCGCGTACTACTACTGGATCATGGTGGCCGCTGGCAACCGTGCTGGGAAGACGCTTGCCCTGTCCGTTATCATCCTGCATTCGTGCGTCTATCGCACTGGTCTGGAGCCCCCGAAGACCACTGATCCGTTTGAGTTGAAGCGTTTCGGCTCCCTCCCGTACCACTGGTGGCACTTTGCCGTGGAGCAGGCTCCGGCTGAGCAGGTGTTCACCGAGATTGTCAACCTGCTGGGAGGCACGCACCCGGCGCAGAAGTCCTCTTGCCCATGGACATTGGCCATTGGCAATGGAGACTCTGTCGTCGGTGCGCGCAAAGTGGCCAAAGCCACCACCGTTGAAGGGGTGGAGTGGACCGAGGGTCCGAAGGAGCGCGGCGAGTACGCGTGGATCGCGTTCGCCTCAGAGCTGGGAGGGGCGCAGGTCCATTTCCGCAGCACCAAGGCCAAGGCGCTGAGCGCAATTGGAATGAACATGCACGGATTGTCATTCGATGAGGCGGGCCTTCAGGAGGCGCCGACACTACGCTACCTGCTGGAGGAGGTCATGCACGCGCGGCGTCTCTCCACGGGCGGGCAGTTCATCCTCATCTCGACACCGTCGGCTGACACGTCTACCGAGTACGAAGACCTGTGGTACACGGGCGATCCGGATGACCCATTCTGCGACCCCCGTCGGTTCTCCATGCGCATGAGCACCCGCGACAACATCGGGTACGGCATCGACCGCGAGTCGTTCGACGCGCTGATCCTGCACCAGCCGCAGGCGTGGATCGACCAGAACATCGACGGGTTCTTCATTCAGGCCATGGGTGTCTGGTTCAACGCGGCATCCGTGCGTGCCGCATTCATCGACTCGCTGCCCGAGCAGCAGGAGCCCAGTGGGGCGGGCCACGTGTACGCGCACGCGCTCGACCCGGGCCTGAAGGACAAGTGCTGGTCGATGGTCTGCGAGCTGGACGGGGGCGGCAATCTGACGGGGGTGAGCCTCGACAGACAGGAGGGTAAACAGACGACGCGCGGTATCGTGGCCCTCGGTGAGCGCGATCACAAGCGGTACGCCAATGGCGGCGCCGAAGTGGAGACCGGCGTGGATCACACGGCCCTTGGCGGCCACATGTTCAAGGAGCTGCTGGAGGAGGCGATCCCAGTTGTCCGCACCATTGAGTTCGGTGGCGTGGTCAAGACCAAGCGTCAGCTTCTCTCCGACCTGCGCACCGCATTTGATGAGGGGCGCATCAGGCTCCCCGCGTCTGGTTTCTGGGCCGATGTCCAGCGTCAGTGTCTCAATTACAAACTGGCCGACCGCAAGATCGAGCAAGACCTCGTCATGTGTCTCGCCATCATCGTCAAGCTGGCTCGGTCGTTGCCACTTCCGGGTGCCAAGCAGGTCGGCGAATGGGTGTTTGGCGCCCGGGAAGAGAGCCGCGAGATGACCGCACAGGAACGCCTGTTCTCCGGCATGGACTTGTCGCACACGACAGTTGCATCGCTGCGCCCGCCCGAGTAGACTAGGGGCATCGTGAGTGACGTCTAGTGGAGCAGAAGTACAGCGACCTCACGCTGGAACTTGGCTTGGTCATGGGCGACACGCCCGAGATGGCCCTCCAACGCCAGCTTCAGAGTCGGATTGTCGGCATCTCGAACGAGCATCAGGCGTTCGCAGACGAGTGCCGACGCATGGACGCGCTCTTCTACACGACCACGTACGTCGATGGCTTCGGGTACGACCTCTGGCCTAGCGACCCGAACCTGAAGGTTGACGGGCGTTCGCACGTCTCGATCAACAGCCCGCAGGTCTACGTTGAGGTTCCGGCCGCACTTCAGGCCGTCGAGCCCATCGAGAACATCGTCGCCATCGAGGACAGCGAGGAGGCTCGCGACAACGCGAACGCTTTGGAGCGCACGCGTGAGAGCTGGAGGGTGGACGAGCAGTGGCAGTTGAAGCGCCACAAGGCCGCCACCATCAAGGGTCTCTACGGCCGTACGGCCTCGTTTGTCTACCCAGACGTCGAGAAGAACTACCCTTGCGCTGATGTCGTCATCAACCCCCGGAACTTGTACTTGGGGTTCAAGGATGACAATTACGCCGAGATTGAATGGGCCGCGCAAGTAACACTCATGGACCCGAATACGGTCAGGGAGCGGTACAGCGTTCAGGCTTCAGTCAAGACGCTGAACGATGGCACCATCGTTCCGTGGGTCCTCGGGTCACTGGACGCCGTCGGGGCCGACCTTCCCTACCCAGAGCTGAACTGGGGGCCTGCCCGTGTTGAGGTCTGGGACTACTGGTACCGAAAGCCCGGCAAGCTGGGGAAGAAGGGCTATCCGGCCAAGATGGAGACGTGGAACTGCATCATCGTCGGCGCGGAGGTCGTGCGCAACGAGAAGTACGCGTACTACGAAGGCGACATCCCGTACGTCCCCCTCTTCAACACGTTCATCCCGGGGGTCCCCACTGGCCGTTCCGAGCTACACGATATGGAGCAGTTGATCCGCGAGAAGATGACCCGGATCAGCGCTGGCGCGCAGATGATCCAGAAGGCCACTGCGGGCGACTACTGGCAGATCACGGGCGAGAATGCTCCCGCGCGCGGCGCAGCCAACGTGAAGCCGATCCTGAACCAGACCGTCAGCCCCGGCCCCGGCAACCGCTTCGAGTCCATCGCTCCGTACATTGCCGAGTTCCAGTTGGAGCAGTTCCTTGGTCGGATCGACCGGGAAATGGCGATCATCTCCGGCCTCAATGACCTGCTGCTGGGGCTTGCCCCGAGCGCGGTCCTGAACAGCTCGAAGGCCATCAACGCGCTGCTGGCCAACTACGAGTCCCGCATTGCAATGCGTCGTCTCCTCTTCTACGAGTGGGACCGCAAGACGTGGGAGCTGGTCTGCAAGGTGTGGGCCAACATGAAGGGCGAGAGCGCCCAGTTCATCAAGCGCGTTATCTCTGACGGCATGCCCCGGCTCGATCTTCAGGACCCGTCTCTCAGCCCGCGCGATGAAATGGAGACCGCTACCCGCGCCCGGAACCTCGTGGACGGGAAGCTCTGGTCGCAGGCTCGCGGCATGGACGCCGTCGGGGTGGACGATCCAGAGCAGGAGCAGAACATCATCCGCCGCGAGAGCACGGACGCCACCCTGTGGCCGGAGCGCGTGAACCTGATGGTCCAGTTGATGACTGCGCTCAATGCAGCCTCAGCACAGATGCCGCAGGGAGCGGCCGATCAGGCGTCAGGGCAGCAGGCATCCGGCGCTGCGGCGCTTCAGGATGCGCTCGGCATGCAGACGCCCGACAATGGGCTGTCTTCTCAACTCGCTGGCGATCAGGGGATGATGCCCCAAGTCGAAGGCGCGGGGAACAGCCCGTTCGCTCAGGGTCCGCAGGGCGCTTCGTCCCAGTCCGGCCCGATGCCTACTCAGGTCCAATCCATGATCCAAGGTGGACAGGTGAAGGGCCGGATTATGAACACCACGAAGCTCGGGCGTAAGTAGTCATGGCCCGCAGCCGTCGCGGCTCGTTCGGCCTCCAGCCCCGGGTCGTCCCCAACGTTACGGCGCAGATCATTGCGCTCGCCCGTGAGTACGTCGCCAAGCGCGATGCGCTCATCATGGACGCGTGGCGCAATGGGGGCACGTTCGAGGGGAAGAAGGCCACCGACGACATGGTCCTTGCCTACTGGCGTGAGCGCCAGAAGGGTCTTGATGAGGGCGACCCGAATTACGAGGAGGCCAAGAACAACATCCTCCAGCTTGAATACGCCGTCGCGCAGTCGAAGGCGGACCTGCTTCACGTACAGGGAAAGATGTCCGATACCGCGTACGCGCAGTTTTTCATCAACTGGTCGCGCAAAGTACCGAAGAACAGTGAGTTCTATCGCGTTCTCCAGAAGGACGCAGCGCAGCTCATCGAGAGCGCCAAGGCGAAGGCCCGGGCAGCAGGCGAGAAGGCGAAGACGGAGGCGTTCAACGCGTTCGTGAACAAGACGACCGCAAGCGACATTGCAATTGGCGATGCCATGACCAAGGCCCTTGATGACTTGTCGAAGAAGACCGGTCTGTCGATTACTGGCAATGGCGACGAACTGCTGGAGATGCTGACCAAGGACGTCAACACGAACCCGAACCAGTACCGCGCCCTGCTCGATACCATCAAGAAGGGCGACCCGGGCTGGAACGGGCAGCTCACCGAGGGCTATTTCAACCAGCAACTGAAGTCTGCGGTAAAGGGCTACAGCCTGATTGCCGACCGCGCCCAGAAGGGCGGTTACGTCTCCGCGTACGCGAACGCTACGCAGGGAATGTCGGTCATGTCTCAATGGGGGCAGAACGTGAAGGTGTGGCCAATCGCTGAGACCTACACCAACGCTGAGAACGCGTTCCTGAAGGTCTGGAACGACCCCAATGCCTCCCAGATGGACAAGCAGAACGCAGCCTCGCAGTTCAGTGCGCAGCTCAACGACCTGATGAAGACCCCGGGCATCGACGCTGGCTCCAAGTCCATGATCGAGGCTGATGCCCAGCGCCTGATCGGGCAGGACGCGGGCGACAATCCCTCGTTCGGCACCTCGATGCTTGGACGTCAGGGGATTGACCCGGCAATGACAATGCAGCTCGGCGCTTGGGCGCAGACGAAGATGGCCATGGAGGCTAACCCGGCCGCATGGTCCTATGCGCCCGTGGACAAGAACGGTAACTTCGATCCGACCGGGCAAGGTCCCCTTGGCATGGTTCCTGCTGGCTCCGTTCAGCCGGGCTCTCAGGCCGTCATGGTTCCCGGCGCGGATGGCAAGGCGGTCATGGCGATGGTCGCTCCGCATGCTGTCTACTCCGTGGACCCGAACGACCCCAATGGCAACCCGAAGCTCGCCGGGTACCAGATCAATTACAATGTCGGCGGAAGGGCCATCCAGATGTGGGGGTACAAGGACTCCGTTGGTGCGACCCATTGGTCGCTCGTGTCCCCGCTGGTCGATGGCGCCACGGTCAAGACCGACACCAAGGGCGATGTTTACGTCTCCGCTCCCCAGACGACGGCAACTGATCCCGTCGAACGGGCCAAGCTGGTTGACGCCCAGTTGGGCACGAGTCTTGCGGCCCAGCTTCAGGCTCAGATTGCCAGCGGACGAGTTCCGGATGGCGTGTCTGTTACCCTCTACGACTACGACCCGAAGGGAAAGCTGATCGGCTCAACCGAGGTCACGTACAAGAACGGGACATTCACGGCGACCCCGTCGCAGAACACGTTGGACCCGGCGACCGGAAAGGTGACAACTACACAGAGCACACCTATTACCATTGCTGGCGCCGATGTGGCCAACTCCGCGTTCAGCTCTTCTCGCATGTCGGCGGGGGATGTCCCCGGCGTTACGTTCAGCTCGCCGCTTCAGGCGTCCGTCATCGCCGCTTCCTATACGCAGACGCAGGATCAGGTCAGCAAGTTCGCGTCCGATCCTGCATTCCAGCAGGCATTCCTGAAGCAGACCATGGAGGTCTACGGCACCACCAACCCGTACGATCTTCGAATTGCTGCTGCATGGAAGGACGTCACTACGGCAAGTTCTTCCGCCATCACGGAGGACATGCGTCGCTTCCCACAGAATGCAGCGCTCCGCGCCGACCTTCAGTACCCCGGTTCTGACGTGAACAAGAACGCGTACAGTTCCAGCCTTAGCGTGAACTTCGGTAAGGCTGGCGAGCTGAGGCTGCCGGGTCTGCCGAGCTACCTCAAGAGCCAGAACATCAACCTGAGCCCGCTAGGCGATGCGGCCAAGACGGTGCAGGGCATCATGGGCAACATTCTCCCGGGTCTCGGGATGCCTGCCCAGCAGCCGCAGGGCAGCCCGGCCCCGAGCGTTACTCCGACCCCGGGTCCGAGCCCGACCCCGACGGCCACTACCCCGGTCCCGTCGAACCTTCCTGCGCCCACGCCTGCCCCGACGTCAAGCCCCAGTGTCAATCCACCCACCGGGCCATGGCAACCACCTCACGGCGCGGGGTAAGGTGCTTCTATGATCGACTACTCCAAGCTTGGGCCAGCCAATTCTCCGGGGCCGTTGGCCCCTGACATCACGGTACCGGTGGCTCCGTCCTCTCCGGGTAGCTTGGCCACGTCCGCCAGCAATCCGATGTTGCCGACGATCCCCATGGCGGGTGCGGGTGGGGTTCAGGCCGGGACCACGGGGTACCAGACTGGCGGCAATCCGTGGACCGCAACGCAGGCAGACGTTGACAGCCTTGACCCCAGCGAGCGTATTGGGCGCGGCATCGACGCTCTCGGCGGTGCGCTGTTTGGAGAGGGTGCCCCGCTGAAGGGCGTTCCCCTGCTTGGCGACGTGCTGAAGATGGGTGGCGACGCCATCCATACCTTTGGCACGACAACTCTCGTCAAGCCCATTGAGGCTGGAGCCGAAGCGATTGCCCGGGTTCCTCTTGGCTGGCTCCCCGGCGGGGCAGACGAGAACTTCGACAAGCTGGGCGCATGGGCCAAGACCGCAGACCCGGTGGTCTACGAACAGTGGAAGCTCGTCAACATGGCAGCCAACGCCGATGTTCTGTATGGTGGGAACCTGAAGGCCGATTTCAATATCGAGGTCATCAAGTACCTCGATGACCAGTCGTACGAGAGTTCGCTTGGGCATACCCCGGAGCTGGTCTTGGGCCGAGTGGGCGTCGGCTCTGTGGGTGGTGCGCTGAGCAAAGCTATTCAGGGGTTCCTTGGCTTCACCATCAATACGTCATCGAGGTTCCTTGGCGAGTCCGGTTGGTTCGACCCGGGCAGAACGCAGAACACGTACGAGGAGATGAAACAGGTCTTCGACAATCCGGGCTTCGCCCGGTACGACAGTTCGAGACACAGCGTCGGGTTGACCGATGAGGCGAAGAAAGCGTTCACTGACCTTGCTGCCGGGAAGATCACCGAGGCCGAGGCTCGCGCTGTCGTTGATGCGAGCAAGAGAGGACGATCCCGTCTGGATGAGACGGCGGCTAGGTACGATGCCGGTCTGGAAGTCAGCGAAGTTGAGAAGGCTGCCGTTGAGATGTGGAGGTCGGGCGCGTGGTCAAGGGACCATGCGCGGGACTATCTTGTCGTCGGTGGGCAGAGCATCACGCGTAACCCAGTTGGCCAGATTGTCGGGTCGGTCGTGCTAGACCCGCTGACTTGGGCAACCATTGGGGCTGGGTCAGTTGCCAAGTTCGGTGTTTCCGGTCTTCGCGCCGCTGAGGTGGCTGGCTTCAAGGCGGTTGCCGCTACCGGTCGTGGCAAGTTGGCGGCAAAGGTTCTGGGCAGCACGTCGCGGGTGGACGCGAAGGAGCTGGTCACTATTGCTCGTGATGCAGACTCCGTGGGAAGCAAACTTGCCATCACCGTTGCCGCTGTTCAGAAAGACCCGGCCCTCGGCCCGGCGTTCCGCATCATGCGCGGTCTGGTCGATCCTTTCGCTGTCTACAAGCCGAGCACGGTCCAGCGCGTAACGAGCGACATGCTCAACGCGTCTGCGCTTACCTCCTACCGACGGGTGTACAGCCCCGAGTCGCTGAACGATGTCCGCGCAATCGCGCGCGAGTTCGGCAAGGAGAACGAAATTGATAGCGCCATCGCTTCTCGCGTGAAGGACCAGTCCGAAACGCTCATCGCCAAGCGTGAGGTACGCAATCTGCACGAGGAGGGGCTTGGCGAGGACTCTGTCTCGACCGATGTGGGTGAGTACATCGCTCCCTTCATGCGCTTGGCTCCGCGCGAGGCAGAGGATTTCCTTGTCGAACACATGACGTCCGTGATGAAGAACACGTTCAGCGCTGCTGATGACGCTGATCTGGCCGGTCGTCTCGCCGCTACCTTCGGGAATGACATCGCCTATTGGACTCAACGAGTCTCAAAGATGCGCCACAACACGAAGTCAGCCCTTCACGACCTCACGTACAAGACGACAGAAGTCGAGCTGGAGGCCGCCAAGGGCCAGATCAATGTGGCGGCCTACACGGGCGATCTGCCCATTGGCAGGCTGGTGTTGGAGGCGTCCAACACCCTCGATAACGTCGTGGCTGAGCAGGTCATTGATGACATCACGACGATCCTGAAGTCCGATAACCCCGAGAAGATTTCAATTGCCACGGTCGAGTGGAACTCTCGCGTTGTTCAGTACCCGCGCTTGGGGAACATTGGGTATGCCACTGGCGGCAAGGAGCAGGTCGAGACGCTGGTCAAGGAACTCAAAAGACAGCTTGACGGTGGTTCGCTCACAAAGCGAGCTGAAGAGGTCGAGCTGAACGATCCCGCCCTGCGTCCGGTCCGTGACGTTCTGGATCGTCATACCATGACTGCCGAGCCCCCGTACCGGCCGTTCGTTGGCGTCAAGGCGGATGCCCTTCCTCCGGGTCATGGCAAGATTTACCGTGGTGACGCGACGCAGCAGAGTGGCGCCCCGGTTCGTGGCAACGACGTGATCGCGTGGGACGACCCCGTCATCCCCGACACCGTGTACCACGTCACCACCAATGTCCCCGCTGTCAGGTCTTCCGAGGTCTTGAAGGCTGGCGGCTCCGGGGGTCTGGGCGGTGACTCTGCGGACCAGATCGTCAGCATGACAATCTCCAAGGATGTCGCTGAACAGCTCATGTCGGATATGCACCTCGTGGCCGTTGCCTATCACTCCCCGAACCCGGTCGATGTCTTCACGGGGCGAGCGATTGACGAAGGGTGGGGCGAGCGGTGGCTGAAGGAGGCCGTGTTCAACCCCGACGGGACCGTGCATCCGGTGGGGCAGAAGTGGACCGTCGGCGACTGGCAGAACCACTATTTCAATGTGCGTCAGGGGGCAACCGGCAAGCAGACCCCGCTAATCTTCGGTGAGTCCCTGAAGGGCGTGTCCCCCGACGACATCGGCATCATTGCAATTCCGAAGGAAGCCCTCGACAACGGAGCCCTCATCACCAACTTCGATCTGGAGAATGGTGCGCTGAAGGAAATCCGGTCGTATGGCGATGTGTCTTTGCGCAAAGACGATCTGCGGCAAGCCAAGTACGCGCGGGACATGAAGGCGTTCAAGGATGCCGAGACTCAGTACGCCACGGACAAGGCCGCGTGGGACGCAGCGCAGGCTGGAGCCCCGGCTCCCGTCGCTGCTGCTGCCCCGGCAGTCGTGCCTGTCACGCCAGCTACTTTGGACATTGCGCCATTCGTCTCTGCCCTGAAGACCCTAGCGGCCACGGATCAGGCGATTGCGTCGAAGCTTGCCAACGCTGCGAAGGTCGGGACACTTCCTGACGCCGCTGCTTGGATGGGAACGCATTACGGAGTGAGCGATGAGGCAGGTGCTCTCGCGGTGCTGAAGTCCAACCCGGACATCATTGACCGGCTGGCCGGGGTTCAGGTGAATGGCACGGTCAAGCGCGCATTCGACAAGACGCCACCGGCTGTCCCCCCGAGCGTGGCTGCACCGGCTGTCCCCCCGAGCGTGGCTGCACCGGCCGCCGTGAGCGCAGTCCCACCGGATGGGGTCTTGCGGACGTTCGATGATGTTCAGAGGGCGATTGCTGGCGAGGACACAAACAACCTGTTCCTGCGCTGGACTCCTGACATTGAGAAGGAACGGGTGCCCGGTTACAGCAGCCGACACTCCGTGGATAGGTCTTACGTGGAGGGAGGCGTTAGCGCTTTGCCCTTGCGCGGGATTGAGGACGGCTTCGGGTTCGACACCCGGTGGTCGCAGGCCCCGTCGGGTTCTGGCCCTCGGTCGTACCATCTGGTTCGGGGAGAGGCGCTGCTCGATACCTCTGGCAAGCGCGCGTTCGGTGCGAGCAATGAAGTTCTGCTGAAGCCGGAGTCTATTGTCCCGATTGCCACGATTGACCGGAAGCTGGTTGATGAGGGCTTCGATGTCTTCCGTGGGAAGAAGCCCGTGCCCCCGGTCTTGGCAGACGAGAAGCCGCCTATGGGCTTCATCTCCAAGCCGCCCAAGGTGGCCAAGGTCCCCGACGAGCTGGTCGGCAAGGAACTGCGCCTCGATGACATGGACAAGATCGCCGAGGCCATGGGCATGCCAGCCCGCTTGGCCACGGAGGACCCGGCCCCTGAGTTCCTGTATCGCGCCATCAGCGAAGAGGACTACCAGAGCATCATCACCCGTGGCTACATGCAGTCGGATGGGCGCATGAACTTGGCCAAGTCTGAGGGCACCGTCGCGTCCGACAGCAATCCGAGCTGGTATCTCCCCGGCATGCTGGCGTCCGACGGCCCGGGCGTGTACCGGGGCCGCCTCGTCAAGATCAGGCGGTCCGAGAAGTGGGCCAAGGACAAGGCGGACGGGTACTGGAAGACCAACGCTGAAATCCCCGCCTCCGAGATTGACCAAGTCAGCCCGACCCTCCGGCGCGAGGTGTGGACCGGGCCGCAGGAGCGCAAGCTGGCTGACGTCATCAAGTCGCTGGACACGTCGTCGGAGGCAGAGGTTCGCGCGGCCTACGCCAAGGACATTGTAATTCGTGACGGCGAAGAGTGGGTCATCAGCAAGTCTCACTTCCGGCAGGACAAGATCACCGTCGAGATGCCGCCGAAGACGTCGGAGGAGTTCGCCGCCGCCGAGGCCAAGTACACCGAAGACCTGAAGGTCTGGGAAGAGGCCAAGGCGCAGCATGACTCTGATGTGGCCACGTACGAAGCCGAGATGAAGGCACGCGAAGACGCGTATCAGGCCGAGATGAAGCCGCTCGTTGAGCACGAGCACGCCATGGACGCCCATCGGGCGAAGATGGCCGAATGGGACGCCGCGTCTGCCCACCGCGACGAGCTGATGAAGGTCTACGACGAGGATGTCGCTAGGCTGGGCGGCAGGACGGTGCCCGAGACTCCCGAAGCGAAGTCTGCATATGACTCAGGGTGGCGCGCATCGCAGCGGACAACCACCAACGATCTTGACGCCGCAGAGGCTCGATACGAGTCGGCGCATCCTGAGTACAAAGCTGTCCATCGCGACGGGACACACTTTGCTGCTGGGTGGATGGACGAAGAGGCAGGTCTATCCAAGATGACCAAGGAGAAAGCCCCCGTTCCCCCGCCCGACCTGCCGCCGAAGCCGAAGGCTCCGCTACCGCCCACGAAGTCGGCCCCCGAGCTGGGTGACCAGTTCTCCCTGAATGACGGGACCATCTACCACATCTACGGCGAAGACCCGGCCACGGGGGACTGGCTCATTGCCTCTGGCATCGACAAGGCCACCAACAAGGCCAAGAAGCTCTCGTCTGTGCCCAAGAGCAAGGACATCCATTGGGCCAATGGCAAGTGGAATATCGGCAAGCCCCCTGTGGCAAGGGCTTCGATCAAGCCAGTCGAGCCCCTGCCGTTTGGCATGCCCGCCCCGGCAAAGCCCCTCTCTCTGGAGGTTGCCCCTCCCGCCCCTCCGGTCCCGCCCACTAGACCGCGCATGCCGTCTACGGCCCCGGTCGGACCCAAGCGTCTCTGGAATGTTGGGTTCCGCCCTGACGAGGAAGTTGCGTGGGGCACGGAGCGCTCTGTCGTTGATGGCCGTTGGGTCATTGACCGCGACCCCACCATCAGCCACAACGTGGATGCTGTCCCCGGGCGCCAGCCGTTCAGCGACACGACGCGCAACGTGCTGGGGCAGATCGTGGGGAAGAGCAAGGCCGAGCGTCTGAACAAGCCCGTCGAGTCGATTGAGGCTTTCATCAACACGCAGCGCGACATCGTCACTGGCCGTCGTCTGGTAATGAACATGGAGCAGCGGTACGAACGCATCGCGTTTGACGCTGGCATTCCGACGAACATCTCGAACGAAATCTTCACGAAGGCTCGCGAAGTTGCGCAGCTTGATCGAACGACTCTTCGCGGGCTGAGTCCGGCCAATGTGTGGCAGGCGGTAAGCGACCTCATCCCTCGCAACCTTGTCCTGAAGGATGGGACAGCGTTGAATGTTCACACCGTGATGGACCATCTGCTTCAAGCGTCTGAAGGTGATCTACGGATCATGGGCGTGACGTCGAAGCTGAGCCAGAGGATGCGCAACACGATCCGCAGGTCTGGCATGGACCCGGTCAACGCATCGGGACAGATGACCGTGACCATGTACAACAGATTGCGGTACTACTTCAACCCCATGTTCATCATCCAGCGCATCACTGACGCCCCGTACTACTCGATCCTGTACGGTGTCACTCCGGTTGGCAAGGGGCTGTTGAGTGAAGGGAATGCTCAACTGAGGATCATTACCGACAATCTTGCTCGCTCCGGAATGGCGCGTGACTTCAGCATGGACATGCCCGAGTACGCCACCCGGTCGAACTTCACCGCTGGCATCAAGACCGCGATGCAGCAGCTTGGGCTGAAGGACAGCAAACTACAGCAGGTTCTGGATGCCCCAGACACGATCATTGCCAACAACATGACGAACATGCTGCATGCTCGGTTGGGTGACATTGTCAAGGGAGCGTTGGACAACCTCGCCGTCGCTGCTGCCAACGATCCGAAGATGGCGGCCGAGATGCTTCAGGCCGGAGAGGTTCTGACCAACTCGTTTGAGGACTGGAGACGGGTCTACTCCAACATCGCGGGTCGCGTGCTGAATGACAATGAGGTCGGGCTTCGCTACATTCAGGACCAGCTCAATGCGTGGCGTCGTCACCAAATCCGAGCCGACGGGACCATCGACATGACGAAGCTCATCCGAGAAGGTGAGCGTGCCATGCCTAACGACATCGGCGCAATTGGTCCGATCCACCCGGATGACCTTGCAGACGAGTTGGGGTATTCCAATGCCATAGAACTTCGTCGGGATGTCGTCGGCCACATCGAGAAGATCAATGGCGAGTTCATCCTCGTCAAGGGCGAGCACGACATTCCGTGGCTGGAAGAGCAGCTTCGCACGCAACTTGGCGCCCATCCGGACTACGTCAAGAGAGCCACCGCGTACTTCTCCGAGACGTGGGATGACTTCTGGCATCGTCTGTCTCTGGGGGTGGATCAGGGCGGTCTGGACATCTCTGCCCACTACGCCAAGGAAGCGCAGGGCGTGATCGCGCGTGAGGCTCAATCGCGTGGCATGGACCCGTGGGAGTACCTGTCCGGCGTCATGGCGACCAACATCGGGCCTGAGTCGCTGGACACGGCCATGGGTCGTCTGGTCTCCTTCCTGAAGGGTGGCCCGGCCAACGGTGCCCCCGGGGACTGGGGCGCGTTCTACCGCTCCCATCTGGACCCGTCTGCGCAGAAGGTGCTGATGGACGACTGGGCCAAGACGTCGGGCAAGCCCGTCGGGAACGCTGATGTCCCCGCTGGCTTCACCACCAATCCGCACATTGCGGCCAGTGGGACCACGTCCACTGCCCCGCGCGATGGCATGTTCCATGTCACAACGGCCAAGGACTCCGTGATGAAGAACGGCTTCGGTAAGGTCGATGCCGCTCAGGGCTTCGGGTCCAAGGGCGAC